AACGCAGAGGCCCGTGACCACCTACGGATCAGCACGGTGGATGATGATATCCTGATCGGCACGTACATAACGGCAGCCCGACAATACATCGAGGGCCGCACCAACCGCCAGTTTATCAACGCCACTTGGTCATGGACGCTAGAAGCATTCCCCAACATCTTCTACGTACCGCGTCCTAAGCTGTCGTCTGTTACGTCGATCGCATACCTGGACACCGCCGGAAGCTCGCAGACGCTATCCACGGACGTTTATAGCGTAGACACAAACACCGAGCCAGGGCGTATCGTTGAGAAGTTCAACCAGAGTTGGCCGGCTATTCGCGGTGGCTTGGACTCTGTGACAGTCACATTCGTTGCAGGCTATGGCGCGACGACGGCGAGCGTGGACGACCGCGCACGGCTGGCGATCATGCAGCTTGTCGGACAGTGGCACGAGATACGGGAGCCCGTCGTGATGGGCAGCATAAACGATGTGCCGCGATCTGTGGAAGCCTTGATTAACCAGATCAAAATACCGGAGGTCGAGAAGTGCTAAAGCCGTTACAAGCTGGACAGCTTCGCCACCGGGTAACGATCCAGGTGGCCAGCGAAGCACGCAACAGCCATGGCGAGATGATCCAGACATGGGCGGCTATCGATCGCGGCACTGTGTGGGCCATGATCGAACGTGCGGGCGGCACTGAACAGCTTGTAAACAGCCAGACTCAGGCGATCGCAACGCACAAACTGACGCTCAGGTATAGGAACCTGACGATAACCAACGAGCACAGGATTCTATTCAATTCGCGCGTGTTCAATATCGTTAGCGTGGAGAACATCGACGAGCGTAACGTGGTATACGAACTGATGTGCCAGGAGGTCGCAGCATAATGGCACGTAAGACGGGTATGCGAATATCGGGTGATAAGGATCTTATCCGCACACTGTCGCGGATTCCTGTACGTCTGCGTATACCTGTGTTGGTCAAGTCGTTGACCCAAGGCGCCAAGATCATACAAAGATCGGCCCGTAGCCTGGCCCCGAAAGATCGTGGAGTCCTATTCCGGTCTATCCAGGTTAAGACGTTGCCCGGAGCACCTGCCGCAGTGGCGATCAGGCCCAACTATGGCAGAGCCCCCCATGCTCACCTTGTCGAGTTTGGCACCACAGCACGATTCTCAACCCGTAATGGCGTCAGCCGCGCTCATGGCCGTATGCCAGCACAGCCGTTCATGGGCCCAGCATTCAGACGAAACGTCAAGCGGGCTAACAAGATCGTCGGCAAGCTGATTCTCAAGGACGTTGATCGGATCGCCAAGCAGGAGGCCCGCTAAATGGCTGACACTTCAACAGCTTTGGTGGCGTTGCTTGCCAATGATGCGGGTGTCAGTGCGTTGGTCGGTGCCCGCATCGCCCCGTGGCAGGAGATGCAGGGTGCGGCACTGCCGTTCATCGCCTATACGCAGGTTGAGGGAGACCATCTTCACAGCTTGTCGTCTGGTATAGCGTTAGGCCAAGAAACTTACCAGTTTGATTGTGTGGCTACGACCTACTCGGGAGCCCGTGCTTTATCAGACGCAGTGCGTGTAAAGCTCGCGGGTTTTCGCGGCACGTCTGACACTGTCGTGATACAGAGCTGTTTACCGACTGGTCACCGCGACCTACCAGCACCACCGATCGCAGGCACACAGAAACCAACTTACACCAGACAGATTGAATTTTCAGTCTTTGCGACTGAATCCATACCAACGAACTAACACAGGAGCTTCGTTATGGCAGGCCAAGCAGCATTAGGGACGGTAATATCTATCGGATCAACGATTATCAACGTCACTGGATTTGATGGGCCAAGTAGTACGGCCGATACCGTTGACGTTAGCAGTTTCAGTACAACGACGTCAAGGGAATACATACAGGTGTTATCCGATGGCGGCGAAATGACAGTCAACGTTAACTATGATGCTGACCTTCATGACGTGGTGGCTGATCTTGTTAAGACAGCAACCGCGCAATCGTGCACGATCACTTATGCAAATACAGCCGCCACAGTGACAGCGTTCAGCGCTTTTGTCACAGGGTTTTCGCCAAGTGGCGAGCTTGACGGAGCATTGACGGCGACAATCACCTTAAAGGTCACGGGCGACGTGGATTGGGACGACGCAGTGTAACCAACTAACACAGGAGCTATCACGATGACCGACGGAGATGCAAAAAAGGTATTGGGCAAAGACGACATCTTGAACGCTGATGACATAGTGACCGAGACGGTGGACGTACCCGAATGGGGCGGGTCAGTTATCATTAAGACCATCACCGCACGTCAGAGGGACGCATGGGAGGCGTCGATAGTCCCACTAGGGAATCGCAAAAAGATGAACATGGTAGACATTCGCGCTAAGCTCTTGGCCGTGTGTATCGTAAACGAAGATGGTGGTCGCATGTTCACCGATGCCGATGTCGCCAAGCTGACACGCAAGAGCGGCAAGGCAGTCGATCGCGTGTTCTCAGCTGCACAGAAGTTGAACAAGATCAGCGACGACGACGTCGAGGAATTAGCGGGAAACTGCGAAGGCGGGGCAGCCGCCGATTAATGTTTCGATTGTGCCTGGCGTTGGGCGTTGTTCACCCCGACCGCCTTGGCGACATGATGACTAGCGCGGAGTTTAGCGAGTGGATTGCGTACTACAATCTAGAGCCGTTCGGGCCGCAGATGGACGACCTACGAGCGGGCACTGTAGCGGCCACTGTCGCCAACGTAGCCAGGTCCAAGGCATCAAAGGCGTTGGAGGCCAAAGACTTCTTTGTGAGCCTGCAAGAGGGCCAGCACGAGCAACGTATGACTGTAGAGGAAACCATACAAGCGTTTGCACGAGCGACGGGCAGCACAGTACCGGACCACATTGGCAAGGGGTAGGATAATGGCAACGATCGGCAAACTTGTTGTCACGCTCAGCGCTAATACGGCGAAGTTTAGGACAGGGCTAGCGAAAGCGGCTGCGACTGCCAAGAAGTTTGGCGCTGCCATTGGCAAGGCTGGTCTGAAAGTCGCAGCGATCGGTGCTGCCGCAGCTACAGCAGCGATAACAGGGATTGCTATATTGACGAAGAGGGCTGCTGAGCAAATTGACGCGCTAGGCAAGTTGGCTTCACGTCTTGGCGATACGACAGAGGCAATAGCTGGTTTACGATTTGCCGCTGAATTAACAGGTGCGGGCACTGCAACGCTCGACAAATCTCTTGAGCAATTGACTCGGCGACTGGGTGAAGCAAAGACAGGGACTGGTGAGGCCAAAGACGCGCTAGATGATCTTGGCTTGAGCTCTGTTGACCTTGCTAATAAGGCGCCCAGTAAAGCGTTTGTAGAAATTGCAGAGGCAATAAATCTATTACCAACGGCTGCTGATAAGGCGCAGGCAGCTTATAGCCTATTCGGACGAGCAGGCGTTAAACTGATAAACACATTGTCTGAGGGAGCAGACGGATTGGCTGCCATGGCAAAAGAGGCCGAACTATTCGGCAAGGCTATCACGACTGTTGAAGCAAAGCAGATCGAAAATGCTAACGACGCAATGACAAGATTAAAGACGTTGTTCAGTGGGCTAATCGATCAATTGACTGTTCAGCTTGCACCAATTATAGAAGCTATCGCAGTGTCGTTTACCAATCTTGGAGTTAGTGGAGGCGGTGCTGCATCGTCAATAAACGCAGCGTTTACTCCAACCGTTAGAATCTTGTCGGTTATCAAGGGATTACTTGACAACTTTTTGTTGGGGATATTGACTGTTCAACAAGGTATCCTCAAGGTCGCTATAGCCATTGAAAAAACCCAATTGCAAATAGGATTTGGAGGGTCAGAAGCAGCTATAAAATCGTTTAATCGTCAGTTGGTGTCATTACAGGACACAATAATACAAATAGGTGGTGCCGAATCGTTGTCCGAAACAATCGCTAGACTGCAGCGTAATGCTAGGATTGTTTCAACTCGTCAAGTAGATGCTGCAGCAGGAGCTCCGCGTGGTTTGCGTTTTCCTGTAGAGCCAAAAACACCAGAACAGGTGGCGTCTGAGACTCAAACACGTAGCCAAGCGCAAGCGTTTTCCGCTGGGTTTGCAAACTCACCAATAGGCAAGACCATCATTGAGATGCTTGCAGAGATTAAAGCCCAAAGACAACACACAGCAGATATCGCAGCATTTGCACGCGACCCCGCACCGGTAACCTTACAGGTTGGCCCATAAGGACACACCATGGCCGCAGTCATCAAGAACATCATCGAAGGCGCCAGCATACGCGAGGCTCAAGGCGTTGTCATCGAGATAACCGATATCGCTGTCGTCACCGGTCTGGCCGGCGGTATCCAGTGGTCTTCTGAAGCGTTAGCAGCGCCGGGCATTCCGACGTCTGGCGAGAGCCATCCGCAGTTTCCGACGATGCTGCTGCGTGAACGTCGCGTTATACCGCTCAGCCCTGCTGTCGCACGCATCGAGCTTGCTTACCGCGTTGACCCCACAACCTCACCGACGGCCGTGACGATCCGTGGTAGCACTACTGCGACCAATAAACAGACGTCCGTAGATCGCGACGACAACCAGATAACCACCAGCAGGATCTTTCGTACAGAGTTAAACGGCGTGGTGATCCGGCAAACTGTCCAAACGCAGAGCCATACGATACCCGTGAGAGTGGCGGAGCGATCGGTGAGCATCGCCGATCGC